GAGCAAACTAAAAAAATTGATGTTAGAAGAGACGGAGGACCAACGGGTAGATTGAAAGCTGTTGGACATGCTCATATTGGATTAAAAGATCCTGTTCCAAATTCGGATACTACTGATAATGAAAATGATTTTACTAAGGTAAAACTTTATCGTGATAAAATACCAAAGGAGATATTATAAAAAATGGCTATTTTAGATACAACAAAAAAACCTTATATAGCAGATAGAGACGAAAGAATTTCTATTGGTATTGATTTCCCTTTTAGAAAATCTAATGATAAAAATGGATGGTTTGCTACAACTTCAACAACTATTGAAGCTATAAAAAATAATATTAAAAATTTATTAAATACTATTCCAGGTGAAAGATTTTTCCAACCTACTCTTGGATTAGATTTGAGAAAATATATATTTGAAAATATGGATGACGAACTTGAGTTTAAAATTAAAGAGGAAATAATAAAGACTTTTAAATTTTGGTTACCTTTTGTTGAAGTTCGTGATTTAGTATTAAACCAAGATAAAGTCAGATATAAAATTACTATAGATGTTGTATTTAACATAACTAAAAACCCAAATTCATTACAATCTGTACAAGTAGAAATAGGAGAATAATAAATGCCAACTTATGGAAAAAAAGAATTTAAAGAGTCAAATGTAAATTATCTGAATAAAGATTTTGGAAGTTTAAAAAATTCTCTTATACAATATGCTAAATCTTATTTCCCGAATACATATCAGGATTTCAATGAAACATCTCCTGGAATGATGTTACTTGAAATGTCTGCTTATGTTGGTGATGTAATGTCATTTTATATCGATCAACAATATCGTGAGATGTTATTACCATTAGCTGAAGAGAGAAGAAATATTATTAATATAGCAAGAATGTTTGGTTATAAGGTAAAACCAATATATGCGGCTCATACACATCTCAAATTTACTCAAATTGTAAATTCGATAACAGATAATGAATCGAATGTTGATTATGATACCGCATCGGTGTTTGATAAGGGTATTCAAATAAAATCTACATCTAATGATAATGTGATTTTTGAAACTCTTGATGTTATTGATTTTACTATCGCTAAAGCGGACGATACTAATATTGTACATTCAACAGAAACTACTAGTGGATTAGTTTCAAAATATAAATTAGAAAGAATAGTTAAGGCGATAAGTAGTGAAACAAAAACAATTACCTTTAAAGTAAGTGCCCCTACAAAATTTTTAAGATTGACACTACCTGATATTAATGTTATTGATATTGTTTCTTGTGTGGACTCAAATAATAATAAATGGTATGAAGTTGATTATCTAGCTCAAGACAGAGTTCCAGTAGAAACTCATTATTCATTGGATGATAATAGAGATACTGCTTATTCTGATATTGGTGATGACCCATCAATAGACTTAGTTTCAGTTCCATATTCATTATCATATATACAAACAAATAAAAGATTTGTAACAGAAGTTAATGAAGATAATACAACATCTCTAAGATTCGGTAATGGTATAAAAAAAGATGGTGAATTTACAGGTGGTAATTTTTTAGATTTAGAACAAGCCGGAATTACAATACCTGGTCAAACTTCTAATTTAGAAGATTCTGTAGATATATTACTTAACGATGAATATGATACTCTTGGGGAGACACCAAACCAAACAACTTTAACTGTAACTTATCGTGTGGGTGGTGGAATGGATGCTAATGTTTCAAGTGGTGATTTAGTAACTGTACACAGTGGAGAGAAAGTTATTAGGGGTGATAATAATGGAAGTATAAATAGTGTTACTAATGAATCCGCAGCGACAGGTGGAAAATCTGAAGAAACAATAGATGAAATAAGAGAAAAAACTAAATCACATTTTGCAACACAAAATAGAGCAGTTACAAAACATGACTATAAAGCTCGTATTTTAAATATGTCTTCAAAGTTCGGTGCTGTTGCTAAAGTTTTTGTAACAAGATTAGTTCCAGGAGGTACTCAAGAATTTGTAACTAATGTTCAACAATTAATAAATCTTATAATGGGTGGTGGAAGTATAGAAGATGCTCAAGAATTTATTAATGGAAATAATTTTGAAGATGAGGGTGGAGAATTTGGTTTAGGAACGGTATCTATCAATATTTTATCTTTTGATAAAAATAAAAACTTAGTTGGAAATCCACAAGCTTTTGATGATACTGGAACTCAATTATATTCAGATTATGTTCCAAAAATACTTCACACCAATATTAATAGATATTTGAGTGAATACAGAATATTAACAGATGAAGTTATGATTAGAGATGGATATATAATAAATTTTGGAGTTATATTTGATGTTGTTTCTCATAAAAATGCTAATAAATCTCAAGTAAAATTAAAATGTATAGAAGCTATAAAAAAATATTTTAGAATAGATAATATGCAATTCAATCAGCCAATATATGTAAGTCAATTAGAATATGAACTTATGGCTATAGATGGAGTTAGAGGTATCAATCAACTTTGTATTACACAAGATCAACAATATGATAGAGTTGGTAATCCTATGACAAGTTCTGAAACCTTATCATCTGAAACATACCTTTATTCTATAAACGCAAATGGTGATGTAACAACCGATGGTAACACCAATTATGGTTGGAAATATGATTTTAGTCAAGCTTATAGGGACGGAGTTATATTACCACCTTCACCTGAAAACCCAGCGGTATTTGAATTAAAATATCCAAATAGAAACATAATAGGAGTAGTAAGATAATGCATCATTTTATTTTCCCATCATCAGACACTTGGATTTCAAGTGGTTCATCAACCATAACTGGTGAAACATTTCGTGACCAAAACTTTGGTAAAGATCCAATACTTGAAGTCAAAAAGTTTTTTTATAATAATTCTTTAGACCACTCAACAAGAGCATTAGTTAAATTTTCTGGTACTGAATTTAATGAACTTTCTAAATCAATTTCCGATGGAACAATACCCGCACCACAAACAGAAACTGGTGGACCTCTTACAGTTACAAGTGGTGGTTCTAAATATTATTTAAGACTTTATGAGGCTGAGGGTAATGCTGAGATGATAGATACATCTTATAGATTAGCCTTTCAACCAATATCAGAAGATTGGAAAGAAGGCTCAGGTAAGTTTGGTGATAATCCAAAAACAACAGAACATTGTAGTTGGAATAATCGTTTAAATCCAGTTGGTGGAACTGAAACAGCTTGGTCTCAATCTAAAGGTGGTTCTATTTATATTCAACCATCGAGTCCTTCAAATGGATTAAGTGCTTCAGCACAAAATTTTGATGGTGAATCACCTGATGTAAATGTAGAGGTAACTGATATGGTAAATATGTGGTTACAGAGTCAAGAAGATAACTATGGTATGTTGATTCGTTTTAATGGAACACAAGAAACAGATTCAACACACTTTGGACATTTGAAATTCTTTTCAAGAAATACACACACAATTTATTCACCTAAATTAGAGGTTCGTTGGGATGATTCATCTTTCTCTACTGGTAGTTTAACTGAATTAACAATGAGTGGTTTGGTTGATAACTATCTTTATATGAAAGGGTTGAAAGAAAGTTATAAGGTAGGGGAGAGAGTTAAGTTTAGAGTTGGTGCTAGAAAAAGATATATTCAAAAAACTTTATCAAGAAATGTTCAAACTGTTACTGGTTCATTTGTAACTGAAGGTAGTGGTTCATATGCAATTAAAGATGTGGCTACTGATGAGTTTATAGTTCCATTTGAAGATAATGCTGATGTCAGTTATACTAAATTAAGTTGTGATAGTGATTCTAATTATTTTATTCAATGGTTAGACGGATTTTATCCTGATAGAGCTTATAAAATATTATTAAAATTAAAAACAGATGACGGACAAGAACAAGTATTTGATGATGATTTTGAATTTACAGTTAAAAGGAAATAAAATATGGTTACATTAGAACAAATTTTAGATAAAATTGCTTATGCGATAATATTGAATATAAATTATTATAGTGAAGATCCTAAATTACTACTTAGAGAAAATCAAAAAACAGTAAGAAATGGACTTGTCAAAGTTGGTATTCAAAATGAAAATGATAGATTGTTTTTATATCAAACTGATGTTGAAGCTGAAGGTGAAGATGCTGCGAATCTAACTACTATAGTAGATCAAATAAATAATTTTAACGCAGAAACTGAGATATCATCAGTTACTATAACTGTATCTTGTGCAGATACTTGTCCGCCGACACTACCATTAATAAAAATAGAAGAACCAAACTCAGGTGTAAATCAATTTATAGAAAATTTAATTTATGATTCTGCTACCAATAATCCATTAAATATAGGACAATTTATAAGTTTATCGAATGAAAAATCTGTAATTGATACAACTAAAGCTGGAGAATATCTTGATACAACTATTTATGAATTATTACCTACGGTTAGAACTAGACAACAAAGAATAGACGATTTTTTCTCTGAATTTATAAATTTAGCGGGTGAAGCTCCACAATATGAGACAGATGAATTTGGGGACTTATCCGCACCATCTGATTATAAAGAAGGTCACGATATATCAGCAGCTCAAGATACACCGGAAATTGGAATAGAAGAAGAAAATTCATTTATAACTAGGCTTGATATTCATGCTAATACCACTAATACAGGTAAAACACTTCAATCATTGAGAGATAAAATAAATAAATACTTAGAAGATGTAGACCAATTTCTTGATACTGAGCCTGAAGATGAAAGACCTGAATATGAAAATAAATCTGATGGTTATATTAAAATAAGAAATTTAAATCAGTCTATTATTATAAGAAAGCAAGAGGGTGATGATGTCGGATTAGAAAATTTTGTTCAAAATACTTTACATGTAGATGAAAATCATCAATGTCATACTACTGGTGGTCCAAGTTATCTTTGTGATGGATTTTCAATTACAACTTGGGTTAGATTTTTAGATAAAACATCAAGGGGAACATTATTAAATTATTCCAATCCTCTTCGAACATTAGATCCAAAGGGATTTAAATTAGAAACTTATGTATTAGACAAAGATACTGAAATGGATTCACCAACAGATTTTCAAGATGACGATGGTTTAATAAAACACACTTGGGGTGAAGTCGCAGAATATTATAATTTAGATGTATTTACACAATCAGATTCTGAAAGATTTATAAGACTTGTTGTAAGAGACAATATTGATAAAGATTGTAATTCACCAATTTGTGAAACTAATGGAAAATTATATGATTCACACATTGGAATAGAAGGACTTCCCCGTGAGCATTATTTTGTTCCTGAATTTGGACAGGAATATGATGACAGAATTGATTATGTGACAGGAGATGAATTATATTTATTAACACATACAAGAGTACCAATTGATTTTGATGAATGGTTTTTTGTTGTGGCTAGTTACAATCCGGCTGTAAATGATGATTGGGAAGGTATACATTCTGAATATAATTCTAATTCTGATTATTGGAGAGGTAATATAAAAAATCCTTATACTGGAAATCCTAACTTTCCTGAATATACACATTATTCAGGTTATGGTGCGAAATGTAAAGTTGAATTAATATCAAAATCAGATTTATTGAGGGCTCGTGGTTACAAACCAGAGTAAGGTAAATATAAATGGCAGAACTTTTAAAACTTACTAAAGCAGAAATAAAAGAAGCTGGTAAAACATTATCAGATTTTTATGATAATCATTTTTCTGAATTATTTAATAGTCTTGGACCTCGACCAGCTATAAATAGAAAAGATTCATCAGCAATTTTAAAATATTATATAAGACAATTGGAAAAAGGTCTTGACGGCCCTACTATTCAAAAAAACGAACAACTTCCAAATTTTGACATAAATGAATTTAATCAAAGAACTAGACCCAAGAACAGAGGACGAAGAAATCCAATAACATATAATGTTGGTTATTTTAGATGGGAAAATTTTGAAGTAGGTGATAAAGCGGTACAAGGTCCAATAGAACAATGTCTTGAAGAACCTCCAGGGAATGCTCCTAATCAAGGTATCGTTCCCAATACAGACCCAAGAAGAGGTTGTGCGGTGGTATATGGAACTAATTATGGAATTCCAGATGATTGGGATGCTGATTGGCAAAATTATCAAATGTCCACTAATCCTCAAGATTGGGAAGCTACCCTATGTGGTACAGAAGGACAATATGAGTATTATTCATGTACTTCTTTAGTTGTTCCAGAACCTACAGTGTTAGACATATGTGATGCTGATACTTGGTGGGATTACTTACTGGAATGGTATATTGAATATGGATGGTTTGAAGGAGAGGATACTTTCTCACCAGGCGATAACGCGTGGTGTTATGTATGTGAAACTGGTGCATGTGCTAATGACCAATTATGGCCAGGTTATGAGGTTGATGGTATAATTGGAGCGAATAGTTATGAAAATCTATGTCAAAGTAATCCTAACTATGACCCAGCTTATAATGATTGGTCAGTGATTGGATATAATTTGGGTGATTTTAATAATGATGGAGTAATTAATATACTTGATGTTGTCGCGATTGTTAATGGTATACTTGGTGGACTTGGTAGTGATGTAGGATTTGATGGGGGACAAATGCATCCATCTTCTGATTTCAATGGTGATGGTGTTGTTAATGTTCTTGATGTAGTTGCCATAGTTAACTATATATTAGATGGAGAAACAACCACTACTTGTCCTGCGGAAATAGAATGGCCTCAAGGAATTGAAGAAGGATCTATACGAGGATGTACGGATAATGGAGATAAAGATGTAGCGTGGTGGGAAGGTGACAATGGTGCTGGATATGATTATAGTGAAGGATTGGGTGGAAACTATATACCGTATCCTGGTTATAAAGCGTGTAATTACAATCCAGCTGCAACATCAGAAGATGGTTCTTGTGAATATAATTCTTGTATAGGTTGTCCTGATTATTATGGTGACAATGCTGGTCATAGGGGTTGTAATTGTTGGGTTGCTAGTTGTACGGACAATTTTAACCCCCGTCCTGGTGATTGTTGTTATGGAATTAACTATGACTCTGATGGTGGTGGACAAGGTGGAGCTGATTGGGAAGAAAATTTTTGTACATTTCATTGGGCTTATGAAAAAGGTAATCCTAATGATGCGGAGTGGGTTGAAGGTGTATTTGGTCCTTGCTCAGAAGGTAAATATTGTATACCATATTGGTTAACAGATGCACAATTCCCATCTCCAGCTCCAAATCTGGGATATTGTACTCCAAAAACTTGTATAGAAACACAGGGTCATTTTAATCATTTAAGTATTAAAGTAAATTTAGACGAAATTATATATAGCAATCCGGGTGCACCTATTGAAGGACTTAACGCTGAGAATACAATAGATCATATTTGGGGTTGTGACGGTACCGGATGGGAAGGCGCAAATGATTCCTATCAATCTTGTTGTGAATATGGTGAAAGTGAACCTGCTCCTATATTATTACCTGTTCAATTAAATGAATGGAATGATAAAAATTATGAATTACGAGCTCATAAAAACTTATATGAATCTACTGATGACGATTTTCACACTGGAGTTAATATTTCGGGAACCGCTATATGGAAAATTACAGAAGATTCAACTATGACGGAGTGGACGAATTACAATGGATTAATACCAGGTGGTGCAAGTTATGTAAGTTTATATCCTAAAGGATCATCACTAGCAACTTCGGGTAATGGTTTTATGTATTATAAAAATGGAAACCCAGTTGTTGAATATAAAAAAGGACTTGGATTACTTGGTGGTGGAACTGGTGAAGATTTTGATTGGATAAATTCCGGCTATTTGTGTGAAGGTGTATTAGATGTAAGTTTTGAGGGACAATGTCAAGGAGAAAATCAAAGTATAATTGGTCATGGTTCTTATTTATGGTTTCACCCTATTTATTCTTTTTTAAATTCTTATCCTATGCCTGATGAAATAATTGACCATGAAAATGTTAATTTCTTATCTCAACAA